AACCGGTTACCGCGACTGCCGAAAGGCAGGCTCTGAGTTGTTACAGCCTTCCTAGAGTATTACCTTTGGATACGAATAGTCTACACCTAATGCAGGTAGCACCTGCAGTAAGTCCGGATTGACCGAGGTAAAAGTTTTTTCTTAAGAGGAATACGATCACAATTTTTCTTTTCTGAAGAGTTCACACAATACTGCAGGTAAAGACTTTTAAAATATATTTACCGTAAGACCTAATATTGTGAAGAATGTGAAGAGATTAATTGAAATCCTTACCCCTTTTTAAGGAGGAACACGCGTTGGGTTCCCCGACTGAACGCGCGTATTGTGGACCATTCTTTTTAAAGCAAATTATAATTTAATATTGTTTACTTTATTGATTTGTTGGCGGAAGCTCGATTAAGTGCCTCGGGCTACAGGTAGCAACTCAATGACTGCGGGCAAATTTGTATTAAATTACCATTGCCATAAGACCTAATCATTGGCTAAGTTGTGAGTAGTAAAACAAAAATGCAATCTCAGAAATTTCAGAATCAGGCTGAAAGGGGAAACAAAAGATTGGGTAGCTCCCAATGTGAAAAGAAAACCATTCCTAAGGGCGTGGTGTTTATCGAAAAGACGCAGTCGATGTATTACATCATGAAAACATTGACTCATGTCGCAAGAGTGACTAAGCAAGAATACCAGGCGAGCAGTTTTTCTTGTCATCGGGTTTCGCAACATTGTTTGTTGAAGTTTAACAGTGCTGCAGGAACGCGACAGCAATACTTGCACCAGTTTTTGCAGGTAGTGTTTGCCAAGGCAGATAAAATGCGGGCGCAGGAACTTTTTGGTTCCTTGCGCAATACTGCGTCCACTTTTACAGCGGTGGTCCATTATTTGCACCAGATTTTATCCAAGTGTTCTTTGTTGTTGACACGCATCAACCAAGGAGTTAATGTGCTGTTGATTCGCAAAGTGAATAGATGGATCATAGATGTCTTGTTGTACATAATTGATATGTCCACGCGCAAGCATGTGTCTGGCGTTCAGTTAGTAGTGTCGATGATTCGATTGTATCGCTTGTTTGAGGATACTCCTGGAGATGTAATGGCGGAGCAGTCTTTGACTTCGTTGTTGGCGTCTTTATCGACTATGTGCTTGCCAAGGGAAATGATCGAGCTTGTAAAACGTGTTTCTACACTTTCTGCTACAAAATTGTTGGAAGATGTAACTATAGTACACGAATTTGCTGCATTCGGGTGCACCATCATCGCGGAGTGTTTGAACAAGATTCCTGGATGTAGTACGTTGGTCGCGAAGTTTAAAGACTTCTGGAACGTGGTTGCTCGTCATCATTTTTTACTTTACAATGCAAATGTAATGGTGAAAAAATGGAAACAGGATAGGCGGATCATGATGCAGGAAGAGTTCAGAAAGGATGTCGTAATTTGTCACGAGGCAATTGCAGCCAATGATGCTTTGCAAGATTGGCAGCGTACATCTGGTGCGGTAAGTAAGCGAATTGAAGACTTGAAGATTTTGTTTCGCCTAGCTTTGAGTTATGAGAATAGTACCCGGACTGAACCCATTTGCGTTGTCCTGGAAGGACCTCCAGGGTGTTCTAAGTCGCGCTATATGGGTATGCTAGTTCAAGTACTAGGGAAGAGCATATATTCTCATACAGTGAAAGCCATGGGAGATGGCAAAGAGTTCTTTGACCAGTATGGCGGAGAAGAGATTATGATGATGGATGACTTAGGGCAAGGCGGCCCGTCACAGTATCGATCATTGATGAATCTAGTGTCTCCCATAAAGTACCCGTTGGATTGCGCAAATGAGCGGCTGAAGTTTACCAAATTTTTTAATAGCGAAGCTATTCTTTTTACTTCTAACGCTTTTTCTGTTTTGCCTAATTTGACATCCAAAGATGGCATAGTAGACCCTGCAGCCCTTTGGAGACGAGCGATAGTGTTCGATTTCCAGGTCGAGAGCAGAAACGCGAATTTGCCTATTGGCTGTTCTATGCTGGGTAAGATTTGCGTGAAAAGTTACGATGCTGGAAGACGCGAATGGGTTGCCGGATACATGGGTATTGGCGATTTACCCAATGCTTGCAAGTTCGGAGATGACAAGAACGTGGTTGCTTGGATGGCAGATCACTTCAATAACGCTTTGCGCATTAAGAAATCCCAAGCCGAAGACAACAAGTTGTCTGCGGAAGATGTTCAGGCTATAAGATCGCGGATGCGAGCACAATCATCCGATATTCCGAAAAGTAGTTTTTCCCAGAGAGAGGGCACAGATGGAGAAGTTGCCCCTCCACCGTATTCTGCAACTATGACTATTGCGGATGAACATTCTAGTTCGTGGAGTGAGATATTCAGAACTCCTCTCGCGGTTGTCAACAAGGCTTTAGCATATTTGCGAAATAGGTTAACGCCAGAACAACATGCGGCATTGTTCGCAGATGGGTTTCCTCATACTGCCCAAATGTTTGGACCTACACCACAGGATGTGTATCAAGTGACTATGACAGTTGATTTAGATACCACCCTTGAGCAAGTTGAGATATTACTAGCAGGAGCAGACGACCATCCGAGTATCCGCATAGCGCCAACTGTGGTGGAACCAACGTTATACGAACGGTTTAAAGCCACGGTTTCAACTCCTGAAGTGGTTGCAGGTGCTATAGTGATGTTAGTTTATGTTGTAGTGTGGTTAGTTGCGGTGTGTATTGTGAAACAATACTCTACTGTTAACTATGACACTATGCAGGAACAGTCTGCCAGTGTGGTGCAAGCTATGGTTACAGCAGGATCCAGCATGGCAGAGACCATAGCACGACAAACATTTTTTATTAGGTTTGTAAATGCGCATGGAGTAGAGCGTAGATCTGCTGGCGTTATATCGGGTCATTATATAGTGTGCCCGTATCATGCAGCCTTTGATGCTCGGTATGTATCAGTCGAAGCAAAAGTTAAGGATTGTCGATTGATAGATAACGCACCAGTGATTCCAGTTTTTACGCGTCAGGAGTGTGATGTTGTTGTCTTACAGTTACATGCTTCTCTCATGGTTCCATTTAAAAATTTGTCAAAATTGTTTAAATACAACAGTCCGTGTCATGTAGGCACTACTTTGGTTACGCCTTTTGGTTGCGTACCTATACCAGGACAATACCAAGATAGGGCGCCTCAGACTACGGTAACGTTGAGAGGAGTTTTGTACACTCTATCAGACGTTAATTCAGTAGCTTACATTCCAAGTCATGCTGGCTTGTGCGGTTCGCTTTTGATGAGTGACAAAACTGGAGTTCTTGGGAGTCATGTTGCAGGAAGCGATAAGTACGGAAGAGCATTACTATGGACAACAGAGTGTTTGGATCAGATTGCTAGTTTGTTGGCTAATGATCGATTGTTGATAGATGCTCCTATTCACGATAAACAACCCGTGGCCTCTGCTACTAAGTTAGATTTGAACTTTCATCAGTCTACACCGAAACATACGAACTTGGTCAGCACGTTTTTGCGAGGAGTATTTGGTTCTGACACTAAGGTACCTGTTGATTTGACGATTCCTCATCAGGTGAAAGATGTTTTTCGCAAGTCGACTAGTCCCATTGTTCCAGTTGATTCGTCTTTAGTCACATTTGCGAAGCAATATTTGCATACTGTAGTAGGCGAATATTGCGAGATAACGCCCGAGGAAGTGACTAGAGGATTTGAAAATGTGGCAAAAATGCCCATGGACACTAGCACTGGTATAGGGTGCTTGCGTGATCGCAAGATGTATTTTTCTAATGGAACATACACGCCACTATTACAGGCAGAATTAGCAAAACTTGAGCAGAACGCATTGGTAGATGAGACCGTAGATGTGTCTTTGTGGGTCGCACGAGAGACCTTAAAAGACGAGACTAGAGCATTAGGAAAGAATCGGGTTCCACGATCTTTTCGTGTGCTTCGCCTTCCTGTTAATGTGTTGTGTAAACAATTAACAGGTCAGATGGTCAACACTCTGGTAAAAGGCAGGATGTCTCATGGTATAATGGTAGGTATCAACCCTTATACGGAGTGGGAGAGTTTGTTCAATAGAATGCGGAAACATAAAGTGATTGCGGCAGACATCAAGAAGTTTGATGGGAATATGTTACCTCAAATACAGCACATGGTCCGTGAAGTCTTAGTCGAGAAATTTCACGCTTCTAGAGAGAGAAAACAGCTTTTAGATGTTGTGTTGTCGTCTTTCATACAGAATGTCGTGGCAGTGAATGACGATGTGTATATGACAACGCATTCTATGCCTTCTGGGTGTTACTTGACAGCTATCATGAATAGCTTAGTACACAAGGCGTATACTGCAATGTGGTATAAGAGTTGTATACCTGAGGGAACATTGAAGACCATGTCCGAGGATTTGTTTGACGCAGTGTATGGGGATGACAAGTTGTGTGCAGTAATGAACAATACTGAACGTTTGACCGCGTTGACAATGCGAGATTTTTTCCGTTCGATAGGCTTAGATTTGAGCACAGCGGACAAACAAGAAATTACCGAAGAGTTTGACAAATGGGAGGAAGTAAATTTTTTGAAACGAAAGTTTGTATTCCACCCTGAATTGGGAAGAATTATGTGTCCTTTAGTTGATGACACGATATTCTCAATGTTGTCATGGGCTGATGCGACTAAGGATTACGACGATGTAATCCAAGGAAAGTTGAACAGCTTCATGATAGAATGTTATTTACGCGATGATTGTAATTCATTGCGACAAGCAGTAGTGCAG